AAGAGGCATAATATATAATATAACTAGATAAAATATTATATAAAATTGAGTAAATGCATTATTTTTAGGGGACAATATGGATATATTTAAAATTTAACGCGTTTGTATAACTCTAAAGCAACCAAACCTCCGGATACTTGAGCTACAATATAGGGTAATAAATCATGCACAGGTAACTTTCCTGCGGCAGCCATCATTACAGATACAGCTGGGTTAAAGTTACCACCAGATATTTTTCCACCGACCATTATAGCAATTGCTAAAGCTAAACCGATAGGCAAGGCTTTTCCAGTCGCCAATATTACATATAAGAAAAATAAAGTTCCTAAAAATTCTACTACAAATTTGTTCATTATATTAATATAATAGAAAAAAATTTATTATTCTCCTCTTACACTAGCAAAATTGTGTTTTCCTATTGCTACCATTTTTTTATGTCTAGTTACTACATTTGAATCAAATGATTTCCCTGTTTTTCTAACCTGACCTTCAAGAGTTCCAGTAATTGGTGTAGCAGGATGTAATATTCTCCTCATAGATAATGTATAAAAAGCGCGTGATGAATAATTAGTAGTTTGTGGCATTTATATACCTTCATATATTTATTTTTCTAAAGGAATAAAATATGTAAAATTACTATTATAATGCTTATTCAGTAATTACGCGTGGTGCTACATTCATCGTTATTAATTCCTGAAACAGTAATTTACACGCATATGGAATATTTACTTTTGAAAAATCAACACGATTTTCACACATACTACAAGAATGTATTTCTTTATCGTCATTGTAAGCAGCAATCATACCGCATTTTTTACATATTATCGTGCTATATTTATCTGAAGCATCATATAATCGTTCTTGAACTAACCGAGCAGCACCATGTGCAGCCATACAATCTCTTTCCATTTCTCCTGCCCTCAGCCCACCATCACGTGTGCGTCCTTCTGCTGGTTGTCGGGTTAATACTACCATAGGTCCTTGACTTCGACTATGCTGTTTATCATTTACCATATGTTTTAATCGCTGATAAAATGTAGGTCCAATAAATATACTCGTTTCAATTTGCTCTCCTGTCATTCCATTCATCATTACTTCGTTTCCGTGTCGTTCATAACCTACATTCTGCAATTCAGAACAAATATTTTTAACAGCAAAATCATTAAAACTTGTTCCATCTCCAAACAATCCTAGTTCTACTAGTACTTTTCCTAAAAGAGTTTCTTTTAATTGCCCTATTGTCATACGAGATGGAATAGCATGAGGATTAATAATAATATCTGGGCGTATACCATCCGATGTAAATGGCATATCTTCCTCAGGAATAATTAATCCTAAAGTTCCTTTTTGCCCGTGTCTGCTACTAAATTTATCACCAATAACTGGTTTTCGATATACACGTGTTCTCACTTTACAAAATGTATATCCATCACCATTTCTATCTACATAATTTTTGTCAAGATATGTATCTTCTCGGGTTCGAAAAATTCTACTTTGGTCTAAATATTTAATAGTTTTAGTATGATCGTTTTTATTTTCTTTTATAGGAATAACTTTTCCAATAATAATATCTTTATTTTCAATTAATGAATTTTCTGGTATTAAACCCTGGGTATTTAATTTGTTATAATTAGCAAATTTCATTCCTTTTGTTTTATATTTATCCGGTTTGCATCGTATTTCTTCATCTCCGTATACTTTTTTATCTTCATCTTTTTCAGTATGATATATAGTAGCGGAAAACAGCCCTCTATCCAGAGATCCTTTATTGAAAATAATCGAATCCTCTTGATTATATCCTGTATAAGTAGCAATAGCAACGATGACCATTTCTCCTGAAGGAGTTTTATTTAAATTTAGAATATTCATTACACGTGTATCTACAATTGGTCTCATCGTATAAGTTAATACGTATGCTGTTTTATCCATCCGTAAATCATAATTTGTAGCATACATACCCATTGCTTGTTTTCCCATAGCACACTGATATGTATTTCTAGGAGATTGATTATGTTCTGGAAATGGAATACAAGATGCCAATATGCCAAATATAGTGCTTGGATGAATTTCACAATGAGTATAATTGTATTTTAACATTTCAGTATGTTTATTAAGTGTAGATGGTTTAATAGCAATCATACTCTTATTTTGTTCATCAGGATCAATATATTCAATAATGGACTCATTAATATTAAAATTCACAAGTAAATCATTCCATGATAAACCTTTTTGTTTAATTTTTTTAAGAATTGCATTTGTTAACACCAATTTATTTTTTTTTACTTTTAAAACTGGACGTGTCAAACGACCAGCATCATTACATATACGAATTTCTTTATTTTCATAATCAAATATAATACTCGTATAAATATTAATAATTCCTTTATATTTTTTGGTCTTTAAATTTGTATATAATTTATATGGTTTTTTAGTTATACCAATCCAACATCCATTTATAAATACCTTTACTATATCAAAACAATTAGTTGGTTCAATATTATTAATCAATATCAATTGCGGTTCAATAATCTCATAAAGTGCTGTGCTATCAGTATGAATAGTAACATGTGTCATATAACTCAGGTTTTTTACAACTCCAACTGATCCTCCTTCTGGCGTTTCTGCGGGACAAATATATCCCCAACTTGAATTATGTAACTTACGAGGGGGAATAAGTTTACTGCTTTTATCAATAGGAGTATTTACACGCCTAAGATGACTGAGACTGGATATGTTAGTTAATCTATTTAATACCTGTGCAACACCAACTTTATTACTATTTACTTTTTTAATACCAAAATCCCCCGTTGCTAGTGCACGTTTCAATCCATTTTCAATAGTAGTGGATTTAATAATTTTATAAATGTTTGTGTCATTAATAATATTAATATAATTATCGGTTGACCTCCATGAACCATTTTTGATTTCACGAAGAATTTGTTTTTGCATATCCTTAACTAATTTATTAAAATAATTTCTAAACAGATTATTCAATAGAGCACCAACTAAATCAATTCGTTTGTTTTGATAACTATCTCGGTCGTCTGGACTATTTAATCCTATACTACACCGAATAAGTTTATTGGTCATATATCCTAGAAAGTACAACCGCTGTTTTTTTGTTTTACAATGCGGAAATAAGTCATAATTTAATATGTCTTGAGTAAATTTACATTTTTTACGATATCCTTCTTCAGGAGTAGTATTTATTGGCGTGAACATAGAATATTCAACTATATATTTAAAGCATTGTTCCTGAGTAATATATTTATTTGTATCGATAATAGAACCTTTAAGGGCATACAAAATATCCTTGTTATTTTTATTTGTTATATCCAGCATAATATATTCACATATTTCTCTGTCAGACAACACATTTAATGCGCGGAATAATATGAATAATGGAACTGGTTGTTTGATTCGTGGAAGCTGAATATATATAGAATGACCAAATCCATTATTTTTACTAGATATCATCATCATAATTTGTTTTGGAGATATAATTTTATAATCCGGAATGGATTTTATTTCAGCAATGTAATTCCATTTTGTATTGCCTTTTTTAGTATTAAAACAATATACTTTATTTTCAGCAGCGCGTTCTTGAGCCAATACAGTTTTTTCACTTCCATTAATAATAAAATATCCTCCTGGATCAAATCGGCATTCACCTGATACACTATGATTTATGTGTTGATATTGATTTAATATGCAAACACACGATTTTAACATAATAGGCAATTTACCTATGCGAATTTTCCGTAAAATTTTACATTTTGTTTGAACATCATCTAAATTTTCTCCATATCTACGAATAAATTTTACATGTATATCTAATATCATAGCGGAATTATATGTAAAATTTCTCAATCGCGCTTCTTGAGGAAACATTACTTTTGTTGCTCCATTGTTTTCATAAATTTGAGGTCTTAAGATGTGAAAATTTTCAAAAGTGATAATTATTTCCAATTCATATTTTTTATGCGTTTCATTATAATCATGAATAGATTTAATATGAATTGGATTAAACATATTGATAGTATTTTGTATTTGATTTATTACGAAATCATTATATGATTCAACTTGATGTCTTACTAGACGTTGTAAATATTGATTTTCAAAATAACTTTCAATTAATAACCACGGTTCTTCAATATATTTATTAATATTAATACCGGATTTATTTTTTAAAATGGGTGTTACATTAGTTTTTGACATATTATTAGATTGTTGCATAATTATTATAGTTACAATCTATATCAATTTATTTTTAATATGTATTTTGATTATATATTTTATGTAGATATTGTTATAAATGACAAAAAATTATTCACCTACATATACGTAGAAACAGGTTTTATATAATTTTTTTGTATAAATTATTATCTCTTTATAATATACTATGAGCGATAATCCTAAAAAACCAATTAGTCCTAAAAAAAAAGTGTTTCCAATTATAAAATTAAAAAAACCAATTATACCAAGATTACCTATAAAAATGACAAATCTTCAATTTCCCAAAATGGATCTTTCCAATTCTGTATTTTCTGATAAAATTACTACTGATGATGATGGTTTATCTAATAATATATATAATATTACAAACAATAATTCGTTAGATACATCTAATAACATAAAAACATCAAAACCTACTTTTTTAAATAATTATACTAACAAAAATACTTCTAATATAAAAAAACCAAGTTTGTCTTCTATTGATATAAAGATTAATAACTTATTAAATAAAATAAGAATGGAAAGAGAAGATAGGATACAAAAAAATAAATTAATAACTGGTCAAAATTATAAAAATTTTATATCTAAAATAGATAAAAATCAAACAAATACCAAATCTAGGAGACATGCTACATATCCATATAAATCGCCCTTAAATGTAATTAAAAATAAGTCGGCAATCACTGCTAATAAAAGTATAGGAACGGATGATGATAATGATGTTACAAAAAAAACTCATGATAATGCAGAGGAAAATATTAATAATATTAATGATATATTTCGTGAAACGTCGGCTTCACTTAGTAACATTTACAACAATATATCAAAAGACTATTTAAACAAATATAATAATCCTCATTTTCATGGAAAATATATGTCAACGCCTGAATATATTCCATTTAGTCATTTTACATCAAATAATACTGTAAAAAATCCATTGTTTATAGAGAAAAAAAAGGTTGTTATACAAGTGGAAATTAAAAATGTAGCTGATTTATTGAAATTAATTGATGATTACCCTATTAAACCAGACGTTGAATATAATATCAATATGGGTGCAATTCATAAGATTAAAGAACCTTTGAATGAATTAAATGATATGATAGGAATGAATGCGCTTAAAAATTCGATAGTGGATCAAATTATATATTTTGTTCAAGAATTACATATATCGTCTGATTCAAAAGGAGATTTTATGCATACATGTATTTATGGACCACCCGGAACTGGAAAAACGGAAATAGCAAAAATAATGGGAAAAATATATAGTAAAATGGGTATATTAAAAAAAAATAAATTTAAAAAGGTGACCAGAGCAGATTTAATTGCTGGATTTTTAGGACAAACATCACTTAAAACTAAGGAGGTTATTTCCGAATGTTTAGGAGGTGTATTATTTATAGATGAGGCATATGCTTTAGGAAATAGAGAAAAACGAGATAGTTTTGCTAAGGAATGTATAGATACTATATGTGAAGCATTAAGCGATCATAAAGAAGATTTAATGGTTATTATTGCTGGGTATAAAGAGGATTTACAGAAATGTTTTTTTGCTTATAATCAAGGATTAGATTCACGATTTACATGGAGATTTAAAACGGATGATTATACGCCAGAGGAATTGCAAAAAATATTTATTAAGAAAGTTAATGATGCAAATTGGAAAATAAAACAAAATAATGTTCATTCAGAATGGTTTGAGACTAATAAAGATTATTTTAAATTTTTTGGACGTGATATGGAAACATTGTTTGCTAAGGTAAAAATAGCACACAGTCGACGGGTGTTTTGTTTATCGAATGATATAAAAAAGGTTATTACGGATGCAGATTTGAAACGAGGATTTGAAATGTTTTTAGAAAATGATGAAGTTAAAAATCGTAAGGATGATTTTAAAAGATCGCTTAATTTTGGAATGTATTCATAAAAGGGGATGATATCCCCTTAGACCCCTTCATAAAAGGGGATGATATCCCCTTAGACCCCTT